AAGTGATATCACTCGTAATAACCCATCACAACCATCGGGTTCGTTTGATATCTACTCAGCAAACTACTATGTTATGAACTCTGATTTTAGAGTTTATATCTGTCTGTATAATAACGCCACTCCAGAAAATAACTTCCAGGGTGGACCTTCATTGGATGAACCAACGTTCACCGATCTGGAACCTAGGGAGGCAGGTAACAGTGGTGATGGTTACATCTGGAAGTATCTGTATACAATCAAACCAAGTCAAGCTATTAAGTTTGATTCGACTAACTATATTCCTGTTCCTAATAATTGGGAAACAAATACAGATGATGCATCTATAAGACAGAACGCATCATCAAGTGGTCAACTCAAAGTTGTAACGATTAAAAATCGTGGTGTTGGTATGGGAACTGCCAACTCAACATATACAAGAGTTCCTATCCTTGGTGATGGATTTGGAGCAGAAGCAACTATCGTTGTTAATAATGATTCTAAAGTTGAAACTATCACTGTGTCAAAAGGTGGAGAAGGATATTCGTATGGAACTGTTGATCTGATAGCAGGTAATGTTCCTACTGGAACAACTTCACCAATATTCAATGTAATTGTTCCTCCGGCCGGTGGTCATGGATCCGATATCTATCGTGAGTTAGGTGCGTATAATGTACTCACATACGCTAGATTTGAGAACGATGCAGAGAACCCTGATTTCATTACGGGTAACCAGTTTGCTCGTGTTGGAATGATTGAGAATCCAACATCATACAATTCATCTTCAATCTTAACACTTGATAAGGCTAGTGCACTTTATGCACTGAGACTTACTGGTATTGGATATAGTTCGGCAGTATTTACAGCTGACTCTGAGATCACACAAACTGTTGGTCTTGGATCTACTGCTATTGGTAGAGTTATATCCTATGATCAAATCACTGGTGTTCTGAAGTATTGGCAGGATAGAACAAACGCAGGTTTTAGTTCTGACGGCACCCTTGATGCATCTCCAGTTTATGGTTTTAGATGTAACAAGTTTACCTCTAATATCGCTAGTGGTGGCAGTCTCGCTATTGGTGGTGGTTCAGTCAGTTTGGGTATTAACACCGCATTCCAAGGTGTCTCAACGGTTCTAAATAGTCGTACCTACTATCTGGGTCAAAATTTCGTAAATGGATTATCAAATCCAGAGAGTCAAAAGTTCTCAGGTGACATCATTTACGTTGACAACAGACCTTCAGTTACGAGGTCTTCATCACAGAAAGAAGACGTTAAAATTATCTTGCAGTTCTAAAAAATCATGCCCCAGGAAACTAATCTTAATGTAGCTCCTTATTTTGACGACTTTGATCAACAAAGTAACTACTATAAGGTTCTATTCAAACCAGCATACCCAGTTCAAGCTAGAGAACTGAACAATCTTCAATCGATTCTTCAGAATCAGGTTGAGGATATGGGAACGCACTTCTTCAAAGAAGGTGCTAAAGTTATTCCAGGACAAACATCCTACTTGAGTAATTATTATGCTATTCAGATTGAACCTGAGTATCTGGGAGTTCCTGTTTCTCTATATCTAGATCAACTTGTTGGTAAGTTGGTTGTTGGACAACAATCGGGTGTGAGTGGAAAAGTAAGTTCATATATTACAAACGAACAATCGGAGAGAGGAAACTATACTCTCTATATTGACTACCTTGCGTCATCATCAACTGATTCTAAAACACAAACATTCTTTGATGATGAGATTCTTCTCACCACAGAGAATATTACTTTCGCAACTACATTTATTGGGGCTAATGAAGGTTTTGCTAAGGCACTGACCACAAATGCTAGTGCTATTGGTAGTGCATTTGCACTAAGTAATGGTGTATATTTCTTAAGAGGACACTTTGTTGATGTATTTGATCAAATTTTACTTCTTGATCAATATAGCAACACACCATCTTATAGAATTGGTTTAAAAATTAATGAGCGTATTGTCTCTTCTGATGAAGATTCTACTCTAACAGATAACGCACAAGGATTTAATAACTACACAGCACCAGGTGCTGATAGATTAGAGATTTCTGCAACTTTATTCAAAAAAGCATCTGATGATTATAGTGATCAAAACTTTGTTCAAATATCTGAAGTTCAAAATGGTCTTTTGAGAGGAGGCCAGGCTGGAGCAGATTACAATATCCTAGGTGATGAATTAGCTAGAAGAACTTTTGATGAATCTGGACATTACTATGTTAGTGACTTCTTGACCACTGTTCATAATAGTTTGAATAATGGAATTGGTAACAGAGGTATCTACAAATCAGGACAAGTAACATCTCAAGGTAATACTCCTAGTGATGACATAGGTATTTACAAAGTATCACCTGGCAAAGCTTATGTCAGAGGATATGAGGTAGAAGTTAGAGGACCATCTTTCCTTGATTTTGAGAAACCCAGAACTACTAAACTCAAAGAGAGTAGTTCAGTTCAATTCTCATTTGGTCCATCATTCCTAGTCAATAGAGCCTTTGGTTCTCCTGCTCTTGGATTTGATACAGAAAATGTTATTAGTCTAAGAGATACTAGAGTTGGAGATAATCCTGCAAATATTCCTGGCAAAGAGATTGGTATCGCTAGATTCTACGATGCATCTCTAGAATCTGGTGCGTATGATAATGTATATCCTGATATCAACAAGTGGGACGTATCTCTCTTTGATCTGCAGACTTATACTGAACTAGACCTCAATGAAGCTGCAACTTTAACCACTCCAACCTTCATTGAAGGTAAGTCTAGTGGTGCAACAGCTTATTTGAGACACTCTATCAGTGCTGGAACAGCTCTTACTGCATATTGTGTTCAAGGTGACTTCTTCACTGGTGAAAAACTAGAATTTAATGGTGTTTCTGATAACTCTAGAAGTACAGTAGGTGTTCTTAACTTTGAAATCTCCGATGTTCAGTCACTTTATACACCTGTAGGTGCTGCTGGCACGTATACAGCTGATATTATTCCTCAGGTAACTGAAGTAATTGGTATTGCATCAATTACAGCTCACCATAGTGGCATTTCGACCATAAATTCACCAGGAACAGCATGGCCTGGTATTGTTACTACTGGAAATCTTGTTCAATTCTCTATTGCAACTAATGATTTTCCAAATTTGGCTAGAGTTACACAGGTAAATACCAATTCTATCCAAGTTAGTGGTGTTACTACTATTACGTCTTACCGTGAGGGTGGTCTTCCTACTACTTTGACTACAGTTAGCGACTTTTCTGTTGTGAAAAGTTCCCTTCAAAAAACATCTGGAGGAAATGCAGCTGGTAATGAGTCACTCTATAGTGTGATGCCTCATTTCAATATTGAATCTACTAATTTAGATAACGCAAACCTTATTATTAGAAAGGGATTTAGTGTAAATATTACGAACAACTCAACTGGAACTATTGCAGCTGGTGCAGATGAAGTATTCTTACCTTTCGATGAGGAAAGATATACTTTAATTCGTTCTGATGGATCTATTGAAGTATTGACGAAGGACAGATTTGTATTTTCCTCTGGTTTAACTCAACTTACGATCAATGGTCTCGGTTCTAATAATACTGGAGCTCAACTAACAGCCACTGTGAGAAAGTCGAAGATAAAAGCAAAAATAAAATCAAAAAAAGAAGCTCAATCTGTTGTTATCTCAAGGTCTAGACAAATTGGTTCTGGTACTAACGTTAATAGTCGCAATGATGGATTAACTTATGGCAATTTCCCATTTGGAACTAGAGTTCAAGACTCTATTATCTCTTTGGGTATTCCTGATGTTATTTTTCTTTATGGTTTATTTGAATCACTAGATGAAAATGATCCAGAGGCACCAAGTATGACAACTGCGTCACTTGATGGTCCAAATAATACAACAAATGATCTAATTATTGGTGAAGAGGTTGTTGGTACTATCAGTGGAGCTAGAGCTAAGTACGTTACTAAGAAAACCGACACAAGTATTAATTTTATCTATGAAAATGATTCAAAATTTGAGAATGGTGAAATTGTTAGATTTGAAACCTCTGGCGTAAGTGCTATTGTATCGGATCTTCAATTAAATGGTTCAAATATAACAAAAAACTTTAAACTTCTTGGTGGACAAAGAAAGACTATCTATGATGTTGCAAGACTTGTAAGAAAAGACTCAGCCCCTGTTCCTACAAGAAAATTAAGAGCATATTATCTCTCAGCTGAGTATGATCCATCAGATACCGGTGATATCACTGTAGCTAATTCATACAAATCCTTTAAATATGATTCTGAAATCGGTACAATCCAAGGAAGTAGATTGTCAGATATCATTGACGCTAGACCAAGAGTATCTAAAAACTTTGCTAGTGCTGGATCCAGATCTCCTCTTGAATTTTTTGGAAGAAGCTTTAATGGCGGACAACATAGTTCGGCTAATGTGATTGCGTCTGATGAATCTATGTCTTTAGATTATAATTACTACTTACCTAGAATTGATAGAATTTATCTTAGCAAAGATGGTGTTCTATCCGTCAAGAAAGGAGCTCCTGCTGATAATCCTGCACCTCCTGATGAAGTATCAAGTGCAATGAACATAGCTACTGTATTTCTTCCAGCATATTTGTATGGTCCAAAAGGAGCAAAAGTTACTTTTATTAAACACAAGAGATATCAGATGTCTGATATTTCAAAGATTGAACAGAGAGTCAAGCATCTAGAATATTATACTTCACTGAATCAACTAGAAAGTGCGACTGTTAACCAGTTTGTTCCAGATGCTAATGGATTGAATAGATTTAAGTCTGGTGTATTTATTGACAACTTCACAACTCTTGAATCTCAAGATACTTCAGTTGGTGTTAGAAATAGTATTGACACAAGAAATAAAGCACTAAGACCTGCTCACTATACTACAGCTTTAGAGCTCGTAATCGGTAATAATACAATAGCTGGTATTGGTGAAGACTCAACTAATCAAGAAGATAGTAGATACGCCGATATTCTTGGAACAAATGTCAAGAGAAGTGGCCAGATGGTCACTCTTGATTACGTTGAAGAACGTTGGTTGAGAAATCCTTTTGCCACTAGAGTTGAAAGTGTCACTCCTTTTCTTGTTAGATTCTGGGAAGGTTCGTTGAGATTTGAACCTGATGTTGATGTTTGGGTTGATGTTAATCGGATGGAAGAACGTGATGTTCTTCAGGAAGGTTCATTCACGGGTGTGGCTGAAGCACTTGGAGCCGAAGTTACAGAAGCAGCTGATGGAACAAGATCTGGTCTTTCTCCAGTTATTTGGCAATCATGGGAAACTACGGGAGTTAATGTTAGTTTTAGTCTTGATTCAAGCTCTGAGGAGAATGCCCCTACCACTCAGTTCAGAAAGGGCACCGCGACTGAGTTTGTTCAAATGTATGGGGTCGCATCCAGGGGTAGATCCATGGAACAGAACTTGAAGAAGCTTCACAACAAGCATGACGGGCAAGTTCCACCAAATTTCGAAGTTGAAGAAGAAAGCACTACAACTGACACTACAGTCAGTGGTACGGTTGGTGTTCAGTTGGATCAACAAAGAAAGGGCAAACAACACACTGTCTCCGAACAGATTGATACTGAATCACTTGGTGATCGTATCGTATCTCGCAATGTTATTCAATTTATGAGAGCTCGTAACATTGAATTTACAGCCACAAGATTGAAACCTTTTACTCAGATGTATCCATTCTTTGATAATGTGGATGTTGCATCTTTCTGCACACCTAAGTTGATAGAGATTGAAATGGTTTCTGGAACTTTTGAGATAGGAGAAGATATTACTGGTACCATGCCATCCGATGAAGATACTGATACTGAAGATGTATCTACTGCAGCGTTCCTTGACGCAAGAGTTGCCGTCCCAAATCATAAGTATGGACCTTACAATGGTGAAAGTGATGATGATGACGCAAGTGACGACTTATATGACATCTTTGAGATAAACCCATATGACAGAGAGGGTGCCAATATCCCTGAAACATATTCCGAAACTTCTACAATTCTGAATATTGATACTTTTAGTTTGGCCAATAGCACTGATACTAAGTATTCAGGTTATATTGCAACTAATATGATTCTGAGAGGATCTACTAGTAATGCTGAAGCTAAAGTCACCAATGTTAGATTGATTGGTGATCGTTTGGGAACACTTATTGGTAATTTCAGAGTTCCAAATGGTGCGGAGAGTGGTAATCCAGTTTTTGAGACTGGTAGATCTAGATTGAGACTTACTAGCTCATCTATTGATAGTCGTATTCCTGGTGTTGCTACCAGTGCAGCAGAGGAGATCTTCTTCTCACAAGGTGACTCGGACAATACTCAGGAAGTTACACTTTCCCTAAGAAACGCTAGAGTTGAAACTGATGACACTTTCTCCGAAACTAGGAGTCTGGATGATGAAGCTTCAGCTTCTACAACATTCCAAACTGGAAGCACTGCAGGTAACGGTAGACTGACTGGTATATATTCTGACCCTCTTGCACAATCTTTTGCTGTTGATGATCCAACTGGAATTTATCTTACTAGTATGGATATTTTCTTTGAGAGAGTTCCTGACAATGATGAAGCTGGCCCTGTTACTGTTCAAATTCGTGAAGTAGAATTGGGTCAACCAAGTTCCAAGATCTTGGCATACTCTGAAGTATCCAAAGATCCATCAGATATCACAGTATCTTCTGACTGTTCTGTAGCTACTAAGTTCACATTTGAATCTCCTGTTTATCTGAATGGACAGAAAGAATATGCAATGATTATTCTTTCTAACTCCACAGATTATACTGTATGGATCTCTAGACTCGGTGAGACTGATGTGTCTACATTGGATGGTACAGAAGAAGGACAATACCTTGTTTCTTCACAGGAACTTCTGGGTTCATTATATAAGTCACAGAACGCTTCTGTATGGACACCTTCACAGTATGAGGATCTTACATTCGATCTCTTTAGAGCCAATTTTGTTCCTAATGGTTCTGTTCAGTTCTTCAATCCACCAGCTTCAGAAGATGAATCAGTAATGAAAACTAATCCACTCACGATGAGTTCAAACACCATCAGAGTTGGACTGGGAACTACTGTAATAGATACTGGTATTGCTGATGGTAACTTAATTACACAGGTTGGTACTAATGCTAGTGGTAGATTTGTTGGATTAGCTGGTTCAGTTACCAGTACTTTGACTATCACAAATGTGGGTGCTGGTTTTACACCCTCCTCTGGTAATCACTATACCTTTACGGGTGTTGCACTTACGAGTTTGACCGGTAATGGTATTAACGCAACCGCAGACATTACGATTCAAAATGGTGTAGCTATTGGAGCTACCATTGTTAATGGTGGTAAAGGATATGCACTTGGTGATATTCTAGAACCTATCAGTATTGGCAATCTTTCACTTGGTGAAGGTATGAAACTTTCTGTAAATGATATTTACGGAGAGAATGAGTTAGTTATTGAAGGTGTTCAGGGTACATTCTCCACTGGAGCATCTAATACTCTTCTTTATACTAACAATAGTGGTCTTACTACAGCTCTCAATCATCCTGGACCAATTGCTCCACTATCACCTATCAGAGAAGTTAGTGATGGTCTCCACTTTAAAGTGTTCCATAGAAACCACGGAATGTACGCAACTGGTAACGTTGTAACTCTCAGTGGATTGAGTACTAAGACAAGAGCAACCACACTAACTGTTGATTATTCGACCACAGCTACTACGGATATCTCAATTGCAAGTTCTATCACTCCAACTAACTTCGGTGAGTTTGAGGGTATTGGAGTTGGGGCAACTAACCCCGGATATGTAAAGATTGGTAGTGAGGTTATCGCATACACTGGAGTGGCTGGAGACACCCTTACAGGTATCACTAGAGGTATTGATAACACCCAGAGCACATCACACACTGTCAATAACGTTGTTTATAAGTATGAACTCAATGGTGTGTCACTGAGAAGGATCAACAGAACTCACAATCTCAACGACATCACTAATAACGAAAGAACCACTCTTGATACTTATGATCTCAAGATTGATATGAGTGATACTAGTGTTGGAATAGATCGTAGTGGAACTACAGCAAAGAAACTCTTCTTCAATGAAACAACTGAAGGTGGTGGACCAAATGGTAAGGCAACATTTAATGTTCCCTACACGATGATTGTTCCTAAGATCAATACTACAGAACCAACAGGTACCACTATTTCACCTTCTGTTAGAACCACTAGCGGAACAAGTGCATCTGGTGTTGAACCATCATTTATTGATGATGGATTTGAAGAAGTTGCAAATATGCAGGAAAATTACTTTGAGAGTCCAAAAATTGTAGCTTCTAAAGTTAATGAGGATCTTTACTTGAGTGAACTTCCTGGTAATAAATCTTTCACAATGAATATGGATCTAGTCACTGAAGATTCAAGAATCACACCATGTATTGATCTTAATCAACTTTCTATCGTATTTACGGGAAATAGAATTGATGAACCCATTACAGATTATTCCACTGATCCTAGAGTCAATACTACAAAGAATGATCCTAATAGGTTCTTCTATGTGACTAAGAATGTAGTTCTTGAGAATCCAGCATCTGCTCTACAAGTATTCTTAGATGGATATGTGCCACAAAGTGCAGATCTTAGATGTTTCTACTCACTCAATCAAGATGGACCTGTTGATGATACGATCTTTATTCCTTTCCCTGGTTTTGGAAACTTCAACCCAAATGGAACCGTCCAGAGCCAAGGAAGTAGTAATGGATCTCCTGATAGTAATGTACCTAAAGTTGATGTTATCAACCCTAGACCAACCCTCGGTGATTACAGAGAGTACAAGTTTAGTGTAGATCAACTACCATCCTTCAAATCATTTAGAATTAAGGTAATTGGTACTTCTACAAATCAGGCAACTGTTCCAATGATTAGAAACTTCAGAGCGATTTCACTAGCATAATGAGTAAGATTCCAGTTAAAGATCATAGAAATCTATATCGCGATGGTTCTTCAAAGGCCATCGTGAATAGTGATAGTGTAGGATATCAAGCCTATGTTGCAAACAGAGAGAAACTTCTTTCTGATAAACAGAGAATTGATAACTTAGAAACTAAAGTGGAAGAGATTAAAGGTGATCTCACAGACATTAAAAATCTACTGGTACAACTAGTAGATAAATAGAAAAAAAAGTTGTTTAAATAATGGCTCAACCTACCAATAGACAAGAATTAGTTGACTATTGTCTTAGACAACTTGGTGCTCCTGTATTGGAAGTCAATGTTGCCGAAGAACAGATTGACGATCTAGTTGATGATGCTATTCAGTACTTTCAAGAAAGACACTTTGATGGTGTAGAGAAAGTATATTTAAAGTATCAAATCACACAAGATGATATTGATAGAGGAAAAGCAAGACCACCTGGAGCTCCAGACACTGCAGGTTCAGTAGGGATTGCTTCTACTAGTGTAACTACTAGTATTGTGGGAACTGCTACCACATTTACATACTATGAAAATAGCAATTACCTACAAGTTCCTTCTGATGTTATTGGGGTCAATAAAGTATTCCAATTTAATTCTACTGCAGCTGGATCTGGAATCTTTAATGTCAAATATCAATATATGTTGAGTGGTGTCAACCTATGGGGTGGTGCTGGATTCGATATGTTGTCATATTCAATGACTATGAGTTACCTGGAGACTATGAATTTTCTCCTCAATACTCATAAACAAATTAGATTCAATCAAAGATCTGATAAAATGTATCTAGATGTTGACTGGAATAACTTGAATGAGGGTGAATTTTTAATTATCGAGTGTTACAGAGGACTTGATGGGAATGACTACTCAAGACTTTGGAATGATTCTTTCTTAAAACCATATCTAACTTCGTTGATCAAGAGACAATGGGGTATGAACTTGATTAAGTTCCAAGGTGTGAAACTTCCCGGTGGTATTGAATTTAATGGTAGACAAATTTATGATGATGCTGAAAAAGAATTACAGACAATTCGTGACAGAATGACATATAATTATGAACTTCCTCCTATGGATATGATTGGTTGATATGGCACTTAATCCTTTCTTTTTAAACGGTACAAAGTCAGAACAAAGTCTTGTACAAAGTCTTATCAACGAACAGTTGAGGATGTATGGTGTCGAGTGCTACTACTTGCCTCGTAAATACGTCACAACTAAAACAGTAATTAAGGAAGTTATCGAATCTAAGTTCAATTCTGCCTATCCCTTAGAGGCATATCTAGATTCTTATGAAGGATTTGGTGGTCAGGGGACAATTTTGTCCAAATTTGGTATCGAAGATAAGGATGATTGTACTTTGATTATCTCTAGAGAGAGATATGAGAACTATATTGCTCCTTTAATTGAAAATTTACCCAATATTGGGCTATCTTCACGTCCAAAAGAAGGAGATTTAATCTATTTTCCTCTTGGAGACCGTATTTTTGAGATAAAATTCGTAGAACATGAGCAACCTTTCTATCAATTAAAGAAAAACTACGTCTATACTCTTACTTGTGAACTATTCCGTTATGAAGATGAGGTTGTAGACACTGGAGTTAGTAAAATTGATGATAATTTAGTTGATTTTGGTTATATTCAGACTCTAAACATGATTGGAGCAGCTGTAACAGCCACCGCAACTGCTGGAATTTGTACTTTGGGCGCTGTAAATCTCATCAGTGTGACAAACATGGGTAAAAAGTACTCATATAGACCAGAAATTGGAATATCCTCCTCACCAGGAACAACCACAGTTGGTATTGCATCTGTTACAAATGAGTACATTCAGTGTGATGGTATGTATGGTGGTATGATTCATGCTATTGATCTAGTAAATGCTGGTTGTGGATACACTGTCAAACCTATGGTGAGCATAACTCCATCTGGAAATGACAATGGCAACAGTGCCACAGCAACTAGTGGTATCTCGACCAATGGTTCTATCCAGTTTGTAACTATTACAGGTGGTGGTTCAGGATATACCACAAGTCCAAACTTTACCTTTGTTGTTGGTGGTGGAAATACTACAGGTGTTAGTACTGGATTTGGTTATGGTGTCATTAATAACGCTGGTGTTGTTACCGCAGGTTATATTAGATATGGTGGTGAAAACTATAATCTTACAGGAGTTACAACTATCACTAATGTAACTATCGACAATCCTGTTGGACTTGGAGCTACTGTTGGTGTTGGAACTTATATCTTCAATGAAGTTGTTACTGGTGGAACCTCAGGAACCACAGCTAGGGTCAACTCTTGGGACGACACAAGTCTTGAACTTACTATCAAAGTTGTTGATGGAACATTCTCAGGAGATGAACTTGTTATTGGACAAGAGTCCGGTGCGTGTTATGCACTTAGATCACAGATTGTTGATGACTTAGTTACACCATTCGCAGACAATGATAATATTCAAACAGAATCAAATAAGATACTTGATTTCACTGACAGTAATCCTTTTGGGGATCCTTAAATATTATCTTGTTAAATAGTAGTATATCTAAACTACAGGACGATGTTTGAGTATTTCTATAATGAGATTCTTAGATCCACAATTATTGGGTTTGGGTCACTCTTCAACGGTATAGAAGTTCAACACCAGAACGACTCAGATCAAGCCGTAAGTGTGATTCAGGTTCCTATTGCATATGGACCTACTCAAAAGTTTCTTGCTCGTATGCAACAAGAAGCTAATCTGAATCGTCCTACTCAGATTACTCTTCCTAGAATGTCATTTGAGTTTAAATCACTCACTTATGATCCTTCAAGGAAAACAACAAAGAATCAAACATTTGTAACTAGAACACCTGACGGTAGTGAAATTAAGAGACTATATTCTCCTGTCCCATACAACATGGGATTTGAACTCTCAATCTACACAAAGCTGAACGATGATATGTTACAAATCGTCGAACAGATTCTTCCATACTTCCAACCACAATACAATCTCTCAATCAAGTTTCTTGGTAATCTGAATGAGATTAGGGATGTTCCCGTTGTTCTTGATAGTGTGAGTATGGATGATGATTATGAGGGTAACTTTGAAACTCGAAGAGCTTTAGTATACACACTTCAATTCACAGCTAAGACCTATCTGTTTGGTC